ATAACCGAAAATTTAATAAGTTGCGAAAGAATCGAAGAAAGAAATAAAAAATATATAGAAGAAAGCGATAAAATTTTAGAATGGATAAAAGAAACTTATGAAGAAACAAACGACAAAAATAATTTTATAAGTTTAAAAGATATATTCAATTTATATAAAGTCAGTTCTTATTATACAAATTTAAGTAAAAAAGATAAAAGAAATCAAAATTATAAATACTTGGTTGAATATATACAAACTAATAATAATTTTAGAAAATATTATAAAGAAAGAAAAGTAATTAACGGTAAGAATTGTAAAAATATTTTATTGTTTTGGAAAGAAAAAGAAGATTTAAATCAAGAATTCTTAGACTATTAAATAAAATGATTATTTAAATAAACTATTTAAAAATTTGTGGATACTTATATTTATATACTATGCCTCGAGGAACTTCCCAGAATAAAACATTTTACCATTTTTGTGTAATTGATAATGAAAACGAAACTAAAAAATATTATATGACTGCTAACCATATAAAAGAAGATATAGGAATACCAAAATCTACAGTTTACAATATTTTAAAAAGAAATGATAATAAAAATATTAGATTTTATATGTATCCATTTATCGAAATTCAAAGAGTTAAAATTCCAGTTTACGAACAACGACCTATAGACTATTAAGTATTTTTATAAATTTTTTTATATATATTATTATTATTATGGATAATAACGATAATATATTTAGTGAAGACATAGCGGAGCAGACAAAAACCGCCGAAAAACCAAAAAGGAAACTTAGCGAAAAACAATTAGCGGCGTTAGCAAAAGGCAGAAAACGAATGGCAGAAAAAAGAAAAGATTTTAAAAAAAATAATAAACAAAAAAATATCGAAGAAAATAATTTAGTAGAAAAAAATAATGTAGTTCAAAAACAACAAAAAGAAACCAAAAAAAAACTTATAGAAGAGCAAAACGAAGAGCAAGAACATTATTTAAAACTTTTAGAGAATCGTAAAAAGTTACACGCTACAAAAAACGATATAGATAATTGGAAGAAACTAAGAAGTAAATATTTAAAAAAAACTGAAACAATAGAAGATTTCGAAACTTTAAAAACTGAATTAGACACTATAACAGAAGAAGATATCAAAGATAAGAAACTTTTAAAAAATAAATTATCTTATATAGTTAATAAGTATAAATGAAAGACTGCGAAAATCACGATAACAAGCAAGGAAATTACGAAATATTACCATTAAAAAACCTTAATAAAGAAGAAGTAGGGGAAGTAGACTATGATATATTACCAAATATACCATTTTTAATATATGTAATTGGAGCAGTAAAAAGTGGAAAAAGTTTATTTATGGCAAATTTATTTTTTAATACCAATTTTCCTTATAATGAAGCATTCGACGTTAAAATATTAGTAAGTAATACTGCTTATAATGATAAAATAATGAAACCAATTTTAAAACAGTTTGATTTTGTATTTACAGACTATAGCGAAGAACTATTAAACGAGATTGTAGAAATGATAGAACAAGACGAAACAGATAGCAAATATTTATTAGTTTTGGAAGATATCATAGGTAGTGTAAATGTAAGTAGTGGAAGAAAAGTAGACGCATTAACTGGACTAACCACTAAATATAGACATATAGGTAATGAAAAAATGGAAGGTAAATTAAGCATTTGCGTAATATCTCAGTATTTCAAATATTTAAATCCTATCCAACGATTAAATGCGAGTTCATATTTTTTAATGGGAAATAGTCCAGAAGCAGAACTTATGAAAATGGCACAAGAATTAAGCGTATTTGGTAATAGTGAAAAAGAATTTATAAATATTTATAGAAAATGTAAATTAAAACCTTTTGATTTCTGCTTTTTAAACGTCCAAGACTTAACTGCTCGGCGAAATTTTGAACCGCAACCTATATGGACTGCGGAAATGGTTAATAATGAAAACAAAAATGAAAATGAAAATAAAAATGAAAATGAAAACGAAAATGAAAATGAAAAAAAAAATATAAATAATATTATATAGTATGAGTTATTTCGACCAATTAAATAGTTATATGACTGGACTAAATGAAGCAACCTCTACCGAAAACAGTATGAAACAAGAACAAATTAGTAGTAAAACGAGTGATATAGAAGACCAATTCAACCAAGTTGTAAGTAAAATTGAAGGTGTTGGAGGTTCCATTACTGGCTTGGGTGGTGCTTTTCAATTAGGTAGAAAGGTTTATAAAAAAGTTTTATTAACCAAAGCAAAACAAGCAAAGGCAAAAACTGGAACAGACCCAGACGGAACGACTACAAATGGAGGCGGAGGTAGTAATGGTAGTGGAGATTCAACCGACAATATATTCGATAAAGGTAGTAACCAAGGAAAAGGAAAAGGAAAAGCAAAGGACGACGACGACGACGACGATGCTGGAGACGCTGGAGACGCTGGGGGAGGAGGAGGAGCAGCAGACGCCCCAAACCCAAACGCAGCACCAAGTGCGGAAGATATAAAGGCACCAGATATTGGAGCACCTGTAGACGACCCAGTTCCAGTTAGTTCAGCAGCAGATAGTGCGAGTGATAGTTTCGTAGGACAATTATTTGGAAAAGGTAAAGGAAAAGTAAGACAAGCAGACGGCGGAGGAGCAGAAGCAGACGAATTCGAAGGCACTTTTAGTGATTTTCAAAAGGGTGGAGCAGTTATTAAAAGTCAAGTAGGCGGTAATGGTGCTGGAGCAGATATGGAAGCAATTAAACCAGTAGGAGCAAATCCAAGTGCTGATATGGACGGTTCAAACTCTTTAATATCTAATTTAAGAAGTAAAGCAAATAGTATAGTGGAACAAGCAAAAGCAAATTTACCACAAAAAAAGGGAACTAATAGCAAAGGTAAGGGAGACGAAGACGCAGACGCAGACGCTGGAGCAGAAGGTGGGGCAGACGCTGGAGGGGACGCAGCCACGACAGCAGCATTAGAGGGGGCAAATATGTTGGACGTGGTTCCAGTTCTTGGAGAAATTGTAGGCGTAGGCACTTTGTTAGGAGGTTTATTCCACGATATATTTGGACACCATAACGAAAGACAAAAAGAAGCAGAAGCAACTAGCACTATTACAAGTGGTGTAGGAGTAACTACTGGCGGTATTGATACGGCAAGTATAATGAATAAAGGTGCTGGATATTTAGGAGCAAGTGTCTAAAAAGTTTCATATTCACTATCACTACTGCTTTCTGTATCACTTACAAAATTTAAATTATCATAATTAAATACCTTATCTATTATTAAATCTTCATTATTAGATTTATCCTTAGCAATCTCTTCTATATTTAATTCGATATTTTCATTAGTGTTTTGTAAAAATAAATCATATATTTCATTATAAATAATATTCGTCTTTAAATTATGTATTGTATAATATAAGAAAGCAAAACCAGCAACCGAATACTCTAATAAATCCATAAGTATATCTTCTTTATTTGGTATATCCATTATATATTTTAAATGTATATTTTTTAAATCATTAAATTTAATAATTTAAAAAATATTTTGTTCTAAATGTCCTAATATCGCCCCTTTTTTTAAAACTCTTTATTTTGGAGTTTTTTGTTTTTCTTCCGTAACTTTATTTGGTTCTTCTGCTGGACAAGTTATATTTATAATTATGCTACTATTACTTTCTAATTCTGGATTGGTTAAGTCTGGATTTAAAATTTGTATATCAATATTATTTATATTCATAGGTTGGTTTAATACTGCTACTATATCACTTTCACTTATAATGAAATCTTGGGAAGATAAACTCGATTTAGCAACAACTCCAAGTAGTCCTAATGGTTCTCCTTTGCTAACTACGTCTTTATATTGAGGGACTAAATTACTGGTAATTAAATAATAACCAAATGTAGATAAAGTTGGTAAATTTCTTGCGACTATCGGCGTAGGGTCTGTAACTATATTTAACTGTGTGCATACTCCAAATTCACTGCCAGCATAACTATGAAAATTATCGTTTTCTTCTGCTTTGGTTTCTTCTGCTGGTGCGTTCTTTTTACCGTCTTCTATTCTAAATTTACAACTCGTATAAGGACTATTAAAATCAAAATTATTATAATTTTGAGGGTTAGTATATGCTTCTGCCATATTAGTTCCGCCACCATATTTACTTTCAATTACGTCTTTTGATTTTGTAGGGTGGAGTTGTGTAGATACAGTTGGTATAGCAGATAAATCTATTTTTGTATTCGTTGTAGTTCCCCATAAATTTAAATCGTTATTACAATATTGTTGAATAGGTTCGAAATAATCTATATCGTTTAATTGCTCGTATGTAAACCCTAATTTACCCCATAATGTTTCTTTTTCCCATACTCTTCTTGCGTCTTTTTCATTTCTAAAATGTTCAGCAAAAGAGGCGTGGTTTTGGTATGGGGTTGAATCTTTAACGAAATCCATATCTCCAAATTTATTAGCAATGCCAGCACTCCAATTATATACAATTATTCCACCAGTTCTACTTCTTGGAGTTTCTGCCGCATTTTGAATGAGTGTTGGTACAGGGTTAGTATTACCCTTTTTATCTGTTTTGACGGAACTATCGAATAAATAAGGACTTTCTACGACATTCCAACCACCTAGAGTTCCAGTTTCTCCATTTGTTCCAAAATTTGTGCTTTCAATATTTTTTGCCATTCTTTTTAATGCTATACCAACTTCTCCAGCATTAGCATTTTTATTACCATATCTATCATAAGTTGGAAACCTATATAAAGAATGTAAATTATTTAATGAAAAACCATTATTTTTTTCGTCGAAAGTAATATTTACTTCTGGTGCACCTACGCATATTCCTCTATCATTAATAGTGTAATCGTCTTTATTTCTTGCTAAATCGAATTGTAGTTTTGTCGTATAACCTTGTAATTCTGCTGGAGGAGTTAGTAAATTCGAAGTTAAATAACCTACAAATTTTCTTTTTGAATTATCCGTTCCGTCTTCGGTTATAGTGTTACCGTCCCTAAGCACTTTTAATCTATCATAATAATCTAAACTTGGAGCAGCGGTTCTACCATTATTTTTAGCGTCAGCACGTGCCGTAGCCACGTCGTATGCTGGAATAAATGTATTATTTGTAGTATATATTTCGTCTGTATGAACCAATCTATTAAAAGCATTATAACCATTAACTTTTTCTATATTTGTAGTCATACCGGAATTATTTGGATTTAAAGCACCACTCCAATTATTTGTTTCTTTCGCAGATTGTATAGGGTCGCGTGGTATTTCTGTGCCCGCTTTAACCAATCCATTTAATTGGTTATTTATAATTACTAATAACTGATTAACACTATAAATACCTTTTTTTATTGTTACATTTGTAGTTCGAACTATAGGGTATAAAAATGGTTTATTATTTATAAAATTTGCTTCTTGGTTTCCAGAGCATAAAATTAAAGGGGTCATACAACCTCCTATATTTTCTCTATATAAAGCATACCTATTTTTTACTTTATACTGAACTGTAAAACCAAAATATTCTTCTTCCCAATTTGTAGGCGTATTAGCATCGGCGTTTATCCAATATCTTGGTTCAATTCTAAGCATATCGTCATATAATAAAGGTAATCCTAATCCAGCACTATCTAATCGTGGAGTATTTATATTTGCTGGAATTGGTGCTATGTCGTCTACTATATAACAATTATATTTTATAACTTCTTCGAAATCTCTTTCGAATTCTATACTTTGCCCCGTAATTCCTTTTTGGTTAATAAAGGCGTTTTGTATTTTAATTTCAGTCCCCGCAGGTGCCGCAATAGTTTCTTTTAAAGCGTAAGTCCATTTATTAGTATTATCACTTTCACTATCATAAGCATTATATCGATTACAGTCTATATAATAAGTTTTAGACATTTATTATATATATTGAAAAGAAAAAAAAAAGAATTATTAACTGGATACTACTACTTGAGTTCCACGTGGTAATTTTCTAACTATTACGACTCTTGAATGTTTAATATAATAATCTACGTCCATTTGTCCTCTAAAATTGATTTGGTTTTTACCAGCAACTGCTTGATTTGGTCTTCGTCTATATTTGAAAACCAAAGGAGAACCACTATCTATAGTAGTTCCACCTCCAACAACTTGGTTATTACCATTTCTAAGGTCTACTCCTAAAGGTTTCCAATTTCCAGCAAGTCCTTCCTCCATAGGCATTAAACTTGCTCTTTGGGCGTTAGGGTCTGTATAATACATAGGACGAGGAACGATTAAATCTTTATCTAATACGTTTTTCATTTGATTATATTGGGAAGCATTATTATAAATAAAATCTGGATAAATGTCTAAACCATTTACCTCGCAATTATATTCTTCGTCGTCTATACCGTCGCAAACTTGTCCTTGGTTTACTTTTCTACCTAATGCTTTTGCTTGTGCTTTTATCTTATAATCTGTAAAACGTTTCATTTGGATAATACTATGAACCTCTTTTCCAGTTTGTCCTAACCTATGCTCTACGTCTTGTAATTCCTTAGCAGTTGTAACTGCTGGGAGTGATTTTTTAACTACCGCAATTTGAGGAAATTCAAATCTGTAACCACCTTGTTTACTTGTTTGTTCCATATATGAATTGATAACACTGGAAGGTGGTAAAACATAATCAATAACTAATTGAACTTCATTATAAGCATAAGCACCTACGCCACGGTAATTGGCTAATGTAGAGGCGTCCGCTTTTAATCCTAAATCTATCATACATTCGGCGGTATCGTTCATTTCAAATTCTAACTGAATATGGTAATCAGTAAATAAGAAAAGTGGTAAAGAACGCCCCTTTAAGCAAGGGAAAATCATATTTAATGGAATACCCATTCGTTCATTTTTCTTAATATCGTCGATTACAGAAAGATTATTAACTGCTTTACCAGCACCGTCTCCTATTGCTCCATAATTCAATCCACTATTAGCACTATCTACTTCTATTTGTCCTACACCTTGTAAATTAGTAGATTTCGTTGCTACTGCGGTGGTATCTGTGGCTGCTTGAACTTCTAAAGCATTTCCTAAATAATGTCCCATAACGTTACGACGTTGTAAAACTGATTGGTTTAATTCTAATAAAGTAGCAATTCTGTCGACTCCTTGACAATTATTTATTTCAAAATCTCCAATCTTAAGAACTGCGTTTTTAATACAACTTAAAGCACCATTCCATATATTTAATCTGTGATTACCATTGCTACCAGCATTATTTTTCATTTTAAAAGTAAGCATACTCGTTCCTTCTAAAAATCCAACATTTCTTATAGTAAATTTAAATATTTTAGAGGTATCGGTGGTCGCATTATTGGTTTCTACCAATTCTGTTTTAATTTCACTCTGTTGTGGAACTTCCTTTACAGAAAAATCTAACATAGAATTTAAGATACTCATTTTATAATATACGAAAACATTTTATTTTTTAAAAATATTGTTATTTTTCATTTTGGGTTTTTTTTCTTTGTATGGTTTTTTTTTCTGGTATTCCTTAATATCAAATAATTTTTTTTTAGTTTGTTCTTTATCTTTTACCTTTTTTACGTCACCTTTCCATATATTCGTATCTAATTTTTTTTCTTTTTTTAGTGGTATATCTGGGTATTCTTTATTCCACGCCTCTATTTCTAATTTATCCAATTTTTTTATTTTAATATACTGTTGTAAAGTTTTAGGTCGATTTGATTTTTTTATATCGTTCATATCTTATATAAATTTTTTATTTCTTATATTTCATATCGCACCAATTTAAAAATTTTCTTACAGTAGTTTCCATATATGTGCTACCGTCTGGTATTTCTCTAATTGCTTTAAAACTCATTCTTTTATACATTTCGGTTATATCCTTTTTACTTCTATAATTTTCGTCTAATGGTAAAGCATATAAAGATACCGTATATTTTTTTCTAATATATCCTTTTTCTAAAAACCATTCAAATAAATTACATAATAGTTTTCTGGTAAGTCCAGCAGGTGCTCGTTTTTCGTTACTATAAACTTTATTTTTTAAAAAATCTATTTTTATTTTTTTGTCTTCTTGATTTACAACTCCACTTATTACTATATTTTGTTTTCCTATGTAATTATACATTACTGAGTTATTATCATTTATATTAAATTCAAAATCTCTTTTTTTAGGAAATTTACCACCATATTTTATTCGTGTTTCGCTATCTTTGTATATCTTTATTTTTTTAGACATTTATATATATAAATAATAAAAATTTTTCTATTCTTGTATCGTAAAATTTATTACTGATTTTTCTAAACCTTTTATAATTCTATCAGTATATCCATTTCTAATTTCTACGTCTAATTCATTTAAAATTATTTTATTGTTTCTTAAATTTAAAATTTTTGGGAAGTTAGGTTGGAATACGCCAGTAATAGTTCCTCCAGTGCTATCGTCTGTATTTACGTTGCTATATGGTGCTGGAACGTCGTATATAATAGGTTTACTATATCCGCTTTTTTCTTCGTCTTCAATATTTTTATAATTGGTTATAGGTAAACCTTTTAAATATATACTATAAATTCGGTTGTTCCATTCCTCTAATAATTCATTTAAATAATAAAGTTGTGGATTTTGGTCGCTTGTATTTGGACTTAATAATTCAGTTTTTGCCGTTCCTACGTATCCAGCAAGTTCGCTGCTAAAAGACATACTATACCTTTGGATTTGTGTAGTTGGAGAGTTATTTGTAGCGTCGTCTCTATTAATTTGTTTTACTGTTACATTTTCAAAACCATCGCCCTTTGCTTGTGCGGACATAATTAAATTAAAACCCCTTTGTGCTTTAATAATACTACCCATAATGCCTTGATTATCTACAAAATCCATATTAAAAAACGTTCCAGTTAAATAATGTCCTTGTATTCTACTATCAAAAATCATATTGTCGCTATTAACATTTAAGTTATCGGTAAAATTATATAATCTATAATACCACCTTCTCGCACTTGGTAAATCGTTACCCCAATAATTATTACTACTATCAAAATACATTTGTAAACCTAACTGTAATTTTCTACTTGTTACATTATTCATTATTTTATCTAAACTAAAACTTGCTACTTGTATCATTCTAACTACATTAAAATCCATTTTAGTATTTTTAAAAGTTCCAGTTGTTAAGTTTACGTCGTCGTTTGTATTTCTTGCTACTGAAATTCTCACTCTTCTACCCATATTTGTGCCTACTTCGTTAGCATATTGAGGGTCTGTAATTTGAACTTCTAAAAACGCCCCTAATTTACCTTGCCTTGTTCTTGTGGCCGCAGTTCTTTCTGCTAAAGTCGTTTTTGTTCTACCACTAACATAAATTGGAGGGTTACAATCTGCCCCACTATTATTAGTTGCTAATTGTCCTTTTGGTCTATTCGCCCACGTGCTCCACGTTCCGTCCAAAACTTCACTTGGTATTAAACCTAAACTCACGCAACCTCCCATATCGTCGATATTTGTAGCAGTTTTAAAAATAATCATATTATGCTTATCTATATCGTCTGTATTACTTAATGCTTGATTATGATTATATACTTCATTAGATATACCAAAATTATCATAAACTGGGACTACAACTTGGTTTAATACTGCGGTTTCACTTGTTTTTACATAAGTAAAATGTTCTCCTTGTGCGTCGATTTGTGTCCCTCCACCTAATCCTATATTTGCTCTTAAAGTTACTGGAGTATAATTTCCTCTATCGTCATTTAAAATCCAACCTAATGGTATTTTATTTTTGTATATACTTGTTCCAGCGGTATCAGTTCCTATAAATTCATAATTATAAAAAATACTTTTTGAATTATCGTTTTTTTTTTGTAGTTTATTCATTTCTGTTTGAATAAATTCCCTTAATTCTGTTACGGTATATCCTTCGTCACCAGTTACGCTATTTTTTTTTGGAATAGTAATGCCATTAGTTTCTAAAATTTTATTACTATTAGCAGTATTATATAATGCTTCAGTTCTACTTGGAACTACTACTAAATCGTTTGTATCAAAAGTAATGGTTTGGTCGGTATCAAAAAAAATTTTTTGATTTCTTGTAAATGAAGCAAAATTTAAATACACCTTACTATTTTTTTCAATCTCTAAAGGAGTCTTAAACCTTACTTTATACAATTCACCCTTACCAGTTGGACTTATTAAATTTACACTAGTCATTTTATATTTTATAAGTGAGATAATAAAATTTATAAAAGACTTTCTAAATATCCTTTATTCATAAAAAAAAACCTTTTTCCTTTACTTCTTAATAATTCATAAAATTTATGTTTAAAAATCTTTATTTCGGTTTCATTCATTTTCTTTTATATATACTATTCTTTTTTTTGTTTTAAGTGGGTCTATACGTATATATCCGTCTAAATGTTTATTAAATTTTTTAGTGTTATTTTTAATTTTTATACCCCTTTCTTCCAATTGTAATTTTAATAAAAATCTTTTTGCTCCGTCACGTGTTAAAGGTTTTTTAGTTAAATAGATTCTACTACTATTAATTTTTTCTTTATCCTTCCTACCTACTTTATAACCATTATTTATTTTATAAATTTTATAATCCATTATATAATTTGATTATAAAAAGTTTTATATTTTGGGACAAAATAAGGACAAAAAGGACAAATTTAAAAAACTATAAATATATGAATAATCAACAAATAATATTTTATCAACCTCATTTAATCAATAAAATTTTATATGAATTTAGGGGACTGTCTACGCCTTCTGCTTTATTACTTAACGAAGCAATTAAGACGAAAGAAATAATTATAAATAAAGATATAGGTTTCGTTATATGGTATAATGTGAATCATATAAATTTAAAAAAAAATCCAACTTTACTTTTTTTTGATTTTATGGATATCTATTATGAAGGTATTTTACATAGTTTTAACTAACGAATTAAGATTAAGATTAGCATTATATTTTACGAATGTATTTACTAATTCTGTTTTATCTCTTCTATCAACTGGTAAGACAGCATTAGAAGTATTAATACCACTAGCAACCGTGTTACTATAATCCCTATTCATATACGCCATAGTATTACCTAATCCATAAGTATAATCAACACCTAAACCGAGCAATTCTGGGAACATATTACTACCTACACCATTGGCCGCAGCGGTTCCGTCAGTTGTTCTATCTTTGTAATCTTGATTTAAATTTTCTTTAGTTCTTAACAAATTAGCACTACTTATCATACTTTCTCCGCCATTCATTAAAGCACGTTCAAAATGTTTACGCATTTCAACGTCTCCAATAGTATTTTCTTTATGAACTATATTACTTGGATTTAAAGCAGTTCCATTTGGATTTGAAATATTCCAATTTGGAATTGCTTTTAATGGATAAGTAAAAGGAAATCGTAAATTATCCTTTTTATGTTCTACATTTTGAAATCCAACTGGTAATCTAAAATTATTTTGCTGATATTTTACGTTATTTACTTGGTCTTTATCTAAATAAGTATTACAGAAACCTTTTACGGCGTTTAACTGTGGAGTGTAACTATTATTATCTAAATCTGCGTGTAAATCATTAAGTAAATTTAACTGAGAATTTAATGGTAAATTAGCGTTATATGCTTTAAGTTCTTGTGGAGTTGGAACAACGTATCTACCCTCTAATTTCAAATTTCTTAATACATACATAGTTTCTCGAATATCTGCGTTCGTTTGTCCTGTAATGTCGATATCTCTAAATCTTTGGTGGATAAAAGCACTATCTGGTGATAAATGAAGGGTTAATAATAAACCATTTGTAAATGCTTGTCCTAAATGGATATTTTGACTATTAAGCATATCAATATCTAAAGAAATACTGAAAGGCACGCCTACTTGCTTATTGTTAGCAGTTCCTAATGCTTGTTCGGTTGTATCTGCTATAATATTCATACGTCTATTTATTTGGTGAGCGTGTTGGCCATTTGCTAAAGAACGACACGAAACATTACCCCATAAATACCCTTCAGCATTATTAGTATACGCTTCTCTAAGTGAAGCATAAGCACCATAATTTTGGATATTTACCAATTCTGTATTAGTTTTTTTTGTTTGAATTACCACTTTATCTATAGCATTATGAACTCCACCGTGATTAGAATAATTTACAGTAGTTTCTAAAGTCATATTTGCTCCGTTATTCTTTATAATATTAGCAAAATCTGGATTTCTAAATCCTTGATTGGTATCGCTTTGTTTAAATAAAAATTGTCCACTAAGAACCAAACTATTTACTTCTAAAAGTTTTTCTACCGCTGGTAAAGAGAATTTGACTATTGGATTACTTTCTTTAAATGAAAAACCGCCACTAACTTGATTTGCTGCTGGGGAGGTTAAAGGATTATCATTTAGAGGAGATATACTGAAATAATCTTTTCTAATTGGCATTTTATATTATTAGAATATATTTTTTTTTAAAAAAATGTTTTATTTTTAATTAAAGGATTGTTAGAATTACATTCCAACTTTAAAGTAAAAGTTGTAAATTATCTTTACTTACCATTATTGTTTTTACACTAAATACCCAGTTAACCATTCGAACATTTTGAATTGCTGCTCCGCCTTCTGGTGTTTGGTCTCTAGTATTTTCAAATTCTAATCTAATCTGTGGTTCTGCGTCTTTAAGATTATATACAAAATTTTCGCCTCGTGCTAATTCTCTGGCGTGAAGATAAGTATTAGTATAATTTGCTAAATTACCGCCTCTTGCGTCCCCTAACTTCTTAACGACTAAACCAATTGTAGCAAATGCTTTTACTAATTCATTTAAATTTACTACTTTATCTGCTTTAGGTAATGGGTTATATGGTCTAAGTGGATATAATGTATTGTTAATGAAATATTGGACTGAATTTAAAAAACTCCATTGTGGAGGAACTCCAGTATAATAGGTTGGATTATTAGCATTATTCTCGTTGGCCACGTCTATATAATGAGTAAATACCGATTTCGCTTTACTTGCTACACTTGTAATTTCGCTTTGGTGTGATAATGAAGATACTGGTAAATTATCTAAGAAACAATCCCAACTAATAAAATCGAATTGACTTTCTTTAATAATACCTTTAAGAACTTGTGGAGGTGGAACAATTTGTAAGAGTTTTAATTCAATATTAGTAATTTTATATGAGGGGGAACTATCTTGGAAAAATATAGATACATTAGTATCATTTGCTACTACCGCAGTAAGAACAATACATATTTTATTGGTGGCAGTGCCCGGGTTGGCACCGTCATTACCTCTATGGATACTTTCGATTACAGCGTCTACAGTTCTCGCATTACCACCTACTTTAATTTTTGCTCCTCTATGTAATCCAGTTTCTTGAATACTACCCCATAAATCAGCAGTTGTGGTAAGTCTTCGTGTTGCTCCTCCAGTAATATCGTCGCACGCTATGCCTCTTGCGTGGGCGTCCATTTTTTTAAAGGTTGTAGCAGAAGGGTCACCAGCAGCAACTCGGTGGTTAATAACTCTACTTAAAACTCTTTCGTTTTTAGCAAAAGTTAATTCGATTTTAACACCTCCTAAAAGTAGAACTGGAGTAAGTTTTTCGTTAACTCCAAAATGTGAAAAAATACCACTTCTTAATGGGATACAATATCTACGTGACATAACCTTTAAAGCACCCGCCTCTACGTCAGTATCGGTAGTCACTGTTACCAAGTCGCTTGCTGGGAAAGCACCACTACCCTCAGCAATCATAGCCAAAGAACATACGCCAACACCATTAGTATAAATTTCGTTTCCAGCGTGGACTAAAGTATTTATTTTAGTATCTGGTGCTTGGGTATTACCAAATGCTCTAAGGGGGTATAAGGTTCCTTCTTTAACTTGTGCTACTTTTTCGTCTTCATATAAATATTGGTTTTCTATAGAACTCCATAAATTATAATTTTGTAAACTTTCTAATAACTGACCATTTGCTAAACTATATATATCCATTCTCTGTATTATGGAAGACGCTCCAGCAGTTTGGAAAAAATTATTTATTCGATTGTTACTATCTGTATTCTGTATTTCAAAAGAGATATAACTATCTTTACCTTTTACGAATCCAATATCTGGATTTACAGTAAAAATTGCTTTTTGTTCTGCTATAAATTCGCTTCCGTTATCTGGAATTAAAGCAATAAATTTAGAATTATCGGCAACTGACATTTTTTATATATTATGAAAACATTTTTTTTTTTAAAAATAATTTTATTTTATAAATATATAATGAATTCAGTAATTTCTACAGTTCCTATAATAAATCAAATTTCTAACAAAGTTGGAGCAAACCATAAAAATATTAACGCTCTATGCGTAGGTGTTATAAATGGTAATAAAACCTTCGACGTAGACGATACCGGACAAAATTTTAATGTAACAAAAAGTAATTTTGCTATAACAGTAGTAAGCAGTTCTACTGGTGACACTGCTGCTGGAAGTGGAGCAAGAACCGTAAAAGTAAGAGGTATAAGGTGGGACGGAACAAATTTCGTAGGGAATCAATGTATTTTTACTATGGCGGGGACTTCCAATGCTTCTTTAACAAGTGGAACTAATGAATTTGTATTCGCAAATGAAGCAGAAGTAGTTACAAGTGGAACTGCTAACCGAAATTCTGGAATTATACAATTTAAAAATAGTAGTAATGTTTGCTTAACTATTCCAACTGCTTTAGCAAGAAGTGTAACTCTATCATATGCTCCAGAAGAATTTACAAGATTTATTTTTCAAAAATTAGTAATTAATGCTTATGTTGCTGCTTCTGCTGAACTTAATATTTGGAAATATGCTTTAGACGGTGGAGATAGAGTATTTTTAGGTAGAGTATTTGTTAATAGTAATACTCCATTTTTAGAAATACCTTTAAATGAAATAATCCCTAATGGTAGTTTCGTGTTAGTAGACGTTGTAGCAAGTGTCGCAAGTGCGAGTGACCATATAGGAGGATTTTTAGAAGGAGCAATCGTAGGATTATAATTAAATTCCAACTTTATGAAATTGTTTTATTGATTTTTTTTTTCTTTATACTTTATATAAAATGTCTATCAACGTTAAAGATACAACTTTGGATAGTAAACTCGATACTTATGCTGGTGGTATAAACAATAATTTAGCACAAGCAACTGTAAAATTACAGACATATGCTTATGGTTTTGATAGTGCTAATTCATTAGCAAAACCTTTAAAATTAGATAGTAGTGGTAGATTAGAATGTAGTGTAGACGCTTTAGAAGTTACAGCAGAAACTATTAATTTATCTACAGACCAATTAGAAGCATTAATAACCAATTCAAATACTAAATTAGATACTTTAGAAACTACTCTTACTGCTATAGAAACAGACCAAGCAGCATTAGAAGTATTACATACTGCTACAAATTCAAAATTAGATACTATTAAAGTAGATACAGAAGCAATTGAAACCGCCGTAGAAGTTTTAAGTGCGAGTGACGGTGGTAAATCAACTTCAGCAAAACAAGATACCATTATAGGATATATAGACGGTATAGAAGGAAAACTCGATACTTTGGAAACTACACTTACCGCAATCGAAACAGACCAAGCAGCAATAGAAGTATTACATACTGCTACAAATTCAAAAATCGATACAATGGATACTGTTTTAGATAATATTAATGGTAAATTACCAAGTTCCTTAAACAGTGATAATTTAAAAGTGGTTGATAGTGCTTTAGATACTGCTATAGGAACTTTAGATACTAATAATAGTTCTAAATTAGACCATTTAAGTGGAGATTTAGATACTTTAAATGGTAAAATTGATACACTCGACGCAGTTGTAGACGCCGCAGAAGTTCATTTAGGAAATATTGATACTGGTATAGACGTTTTAGAAGCGTGCGTAGGTTCCAATAAAGTTAATGTTAATATTAGTAGTGGTAATATTACTGGTTTTTCAACTGCTTCAAATCAATCTACTATTATAGGACACTTAGACGGCGTAGAAGGAAAACTCGACACTTTAGAAACTACACTTACCGCAATCGAAACAGACCAAGCAGCAATAGAGGTATTATTAACAGCAGCAAATACAGACCACGCGGCAAATGAAGTCTTATTAACTGCGTGCGACCAAAAATTAGGAGATATTGAAACTTCTATCCAATCATTAGACGATATTGTATTAGCAGAAGACGCCGCACATAGTAGTGGACAAAAAGGCGTAATGTTTTTAGGAGTAAGACAATCTTCCCAAGCAGATTTTTCAGCAGACGGAGATTATACTCCCTTAAGTATAGACGACGACGGAAAATTACGAGTAACCAGTTCAGCAGCCAGTGGTGGTTCGACAGAAGCAAAACAAGATACAGTAATAGGACATTTGGACGG